AGAAAACTTGCCCGTTATCCACATCACACTACATCTCGATAAACCTTTATAACGCAAGGCAAGGGCGGTTGTGCGGTACCCTTTTACAATCTGCTTACAACGCAGGAACATAGACGGCCAGATGTAGCGACCAATCTACTACCCGTGAGTTCCAATAGTTCAGGAGAGCTCACTCATTTTGGTTTGTCAAACCAACGCATTGACTGCAACACACCACTCCATCGGCGACGAGCATTACCTCGGCAGAATCTTGGTGGGTCGAGGAGCCTCGACCAAACACGGTTGCTATGATAATTTTATTGAGAAGATTTAATAGCCAGGGTTTTGCGGTGTTCTAATAGTCGTTGACGCAGTATGTTACTACCACCAACTCTTACATTTATAATGCCATTGTAATATTCGTCTGTTTCTAATACGCCGCGATCAAATTGTTCTTTTGCTTCGAGATAAGATAATTCGCCTTTGCTTTCACAATAGTATAGTATTTCACGAGTAAATTTATCTTCGCCAAGTTGTGCAACATCTGCATTTAGATGTTCGCTTGAGCCCCAGTATGTGCGCCAATCGCTTTCAACAGTTGTACGTCTTTTACGTGTTTTGCCTTTGAGAGGAGGTCTGGTTTTTTTAAATTGAGCTAATTTTTTGCCAATGTATTTTCGATTATTGGTTATATTTGTAATAAGATAGACGAAACCTACACATGATTCTGGAAGTTCTGATACTACTTGCCCATTGTACTGCCAATCACTTGTCGCCACGTTTACTCATTTTTTCTAATGTATGGATACCAATATCGCTGATATCATCTATCTTTTTGTGTCCTGTATATTTTTTTCTAATAGTTTTTTCATTGGGACGTTCATAAATTGTAGTTAAATCACTGTAATCAATAAAATCATTATTAACATTATCACTAAGTGTAATGGTTTTTGTGTCATCACTGGTAATGGTAATGTAATCGTCGTCCCATGTAGTTACATTACTTTCTGGTATACTTAATGTAGCACCTGTATCAGGGTCTGTCAATGTAATTGTTTGATTATATTCATTTTCTTTATTCTTCGACATAATCTGTATCCGCATTAAACGTAGTAAAACCATTTTCTTTTAATACTTGTAGTGTGTTACTAACACGCCCTACAAGTTCATCACGGTGTGAGATCAAGAAAACGTTTTTATTCCTTTCACGTACCATTTTTTTCAGTACGCCCAACGATGATTCTACACCGTTGCTATCCATGCCTGAGTCTACTAGTTCGTCAATTGCCATAAAATTAATAGGTGTATTCATACTTTCAAATACATCCCTAAATGCCCAAGATAAGCCAAGGATAAGTCGGTTACGTTCGCCACGAGATAAGTTGTCAAAGTCTAATTCACGACCAAGTTCTGTAATTTCTACAGTTAAGTCTGGTTGGAATTGTACTTCATGTGGTAAGCCTAGTTTAGTTAAGTAATAGCCAAGTCGTGTGTTTAAGTAAGATAAGTTTTGTTCAATAATACGCTTACGTATAAAGCTGTCTTTATTAGTTAGCAGTTTCATCAAAAAGTCCTGATGATCACGTAGATTATTAAGATCATTCATTTTATTCCAGGAAATTTCTTGCAAGCCTTCGTTTTGTAGTGCCTCTATTTGATCTGTATATGGGTCCTGATCTGCCTGTTTGTTAGCCAATTGTGCCTGAAGTTGCACCACTTTATTTCTGTGATCGTGCGCATCGTTCACATTTTCATAAAAGGTTACTGGTGCTGAGCCTACTGCGCCTAGCGCATCTAATGCAATCTGATGCTCTTGCAACTGTGTATCATTTGTTAATAACTGCATAGCAGCATCTGTTTTCTGCAGTTCTTTTGATTTGAGAATTTCTTCTTGTTTATCGTCGTGCAGTTCTTGTCCACAAGTATGACACTTGTGATCAACCAGCAATGCGATTTCTTTTCCTAGCTTCTCAACTAGCTTTTCTTGTTTAGCATTGTCAAAATTAATACTGCTAATCCAGTCCTCTAATTGAGTACGGCGCTGTAAATTAACATGAAACACTGCTAGCTCACCATGTGCCGCTAATTCAGCTTCAATATCCAAATGTTCTAATTCGTTAATTGCTTCTTCAAAAGCTACAATATCGCTTGCCTTCTTGTCTTCCCATACTTTACGGCGGCGTTCCAGATCTTTAATACTTTTGGAAATAGCCGTATTTGCTTCTTCTACCCCTTTAATGCGATATTCTTCTTCCTTGATAGCATCTCTGGTGTCTTTCATTTGATCTTTAAGTACATTGGCTTTTTCACTAAGCATAGTAATACCCAGCAATTGCTCAATAATATCTCGCTGATCGTTTGCCCGCATACTTAAAAACGGTTCGGTATAAGTGTTTAATGCCATAATATGCTTAAACATAGTATGACTCATACCCAACAGTTTTTCAATTTCTTGTTGTGTTAAACGTCCTTCGCCCTGACCTTCATCAGTTCCGTTTTCCAACATGTCATGGTTGTTAACCATAAATTTAAAAATATTAGGTTTACGTCCACGCTCTACTCTATATTCCATTCCGTCAACTTCAAAATCAACTGTAACCAACATTCCTTTGTTGTTAGTTTTGTTAATTAGGTTGTCTTTGCGGATATTTGTTAGTGCAGTGCCATATAGTCCATAGCTGAGTGCATTAATAATTGTGGTTTTACCAGTACCATTACGGCTACCATCACCACCCAAATCCACATTATTCCCCAGTACAAGTGTTAGTCCTGCGTCAGTAAACCGTACGGCTTGCGTAACGTTACCCACACTCATGAAGTTTTTTACGGTTACGTTTTTAATATTAATCATAGGTTTGCATAGATATCCATTAGCATTTTGCTGTTAATCATATCACTATCAACAGCTTTTAATTGATTATACACTATCTGGTCCACATTTTCAACCTCTATTTCATTGTCAGTTTTCCAGTCTGTTGCATGCTCTTCTTTTTTAGCAGGCATTAGTGCAATTTCTCTGAGTTTATATTGTTTAGCAAATGTTTCTTTAATGAAGTTTGCTTCCTCATAGCTGATGGGTACATCCAGTGTTACCCTACAATACGTATTTTCGCTCAAATAATAATCTGGATTATCAATGAGCTTACTTAATGGCAGTGTACGATACTTAGGACCATCAGGCCAGTTAATATATTGTGGTTCGCCATCCCATTCAAGTATCATCATACCACGTTCATCATCCCATGCATCCGCATAGTTGTGTGCGAAGGGACTGCCTAGGTAATGAACATTTTTGTTGTACTGTCGTTTGTGGAAATGTCCACTAAACACATATTCAGGACCAGTAAAATCCTCTGCTTTAAGTCCGCCATGATCTGGCATTGTGACCATAGCATTCATTTTAAAGTTTGGTAATTCAAAATGACCAAAGACATAACGGCTTTTCAGCTTTGTCATCATTTTCCATACTTCTTCCACTAGCCAAGGCACAAGTGTAACACCGTCACGCTCAATCATATTATCATTAATAATGTGTACATTTTCATGTAAGTCTGCATACGGCACACTGTGGATTTCACGCTTTTCACGATAATATAGATCGTGGTTGCCCATGATCATATACACATTTTCAAATGCTTCGCTTAGTCGTTTAATATTAGGCACAGTATAGTTTAGTGTACTAACGTTGACACTGCTACGATGATGATGCCAATCGCCCAAAAATATACAAGTTTCACAGCCAGCAGCTTTAGCTTGCTCAATAAACCAGTATATGAACCGTTCGCAATCGTCATTGTGTTGCCTACTATTGTTTTTGTTACCAAAATGAATGTCTGTAAAACATGCAACTTTGTTAAAAAATTGACTCATATTACGTTGTATCCTGCATCTTTCATTTCTTGTTCCATTTTTTCGTGATACTCTGTTTCTTTTTCTTCACGTGCCTTACGTTGAGATGTTTCGTCTTCAATTTGACGAGTAAAGCTCGGTGTTTGACCAGCTTGTTGTAACAAGTCATCACGTAAGTTCTGGTTACGTTTTTCCAAATTTAATACTCTAGTAAAACTGTTGGTTATTGCCGCTGTGTAGTATGCAAACGGGTTTTGTGATTTTGATTCATCAAAATACAAACCGATCTGCGACAGTTGCACCAGTGCATGGCTACGCATTTCATCAACATACGTATAACCACGCCAGTTACTTCGCATACTGTAACGATGGCAAAGCATAATCATCATACTTGCCAGCTTTTCAGTAATCTTACCCTTTGTAACACTAAATTTGCCATCTGTCAAGTCCCCACGCCAGTGGCTACGTGCAACTTCATCCCATTTGCCGTTTCTCCAGGCAAGATGTTTGTATGGAGGAAAGTTACACTTGGAATGATGATCAGCTACTGACTTGGGTTTATTTTTGCGTCCAGGTTCTTCAGGAATGTGTTCAAAAGTCATTATACGTATAACTATATCTTCCAATGGAATTTCACTGCCATCAAATTTATATGTAATCAAACGTGGTTTGTCTTTTGCTTTTTTTCCTGGTGTTACTTCCCACACTGCCAAGTCTGCGGCATGACGTTCATTTGCCAAGCGATCTGCACGTACTTGTTTTGCTTCTGCAATAACTGTGTCAGTCAAATCACTTGTGTCGTGTATAATTGCGTCAATTAGAAAATATTTTTTATCTTCCAAGTAGCAAAAACTCATTTTGCTTTTGTGAATTTCTTTTAATAATTCTTTATTATTTAAATAGTTTTGTCTTTTTGGCA